ACGAATAAACCTATGGCCCGTGCCTGACAAGTCCTATAGCTTTGTATACTGGCGACTACGACGTATAGAAGATGCAGGAAATGGCATAGAAACAGCGGATATGAACTTTAGATTTCTACCTTGTCTGGTGGCAGGGTTGGCATATAACATAGCTATGAAGACACCTGAACTATCAGGCAGAGTACAGATGTTAAAAGCCGACTACGACGAACAGTATAATCTAGCTGCTGGTGAAGACAGAGAGAAAGTATCTGAGCGTTTCGTACCACGAGTGGGGAGGATTTAGTGGCATTTGCATCTATCAAAAGAGCAATAGCTGAATGTGATATTTGTGGGTTTCGTTTTAAACTACGTGAGCTACGAAACATAATCACCAGAGGCAGAGACACAAACATCAAAGCATGCCCGCAATGTTTTAGTCACGACCACCCACAAAACAAACAAGGGTTGTATCCTGTGCGTGATCCCCAAGCGATACGTGACCCACGTCCTGATTTCGCAGGGTATATACAAAGTAGAAATTATGCGTGGGGTTGGAATCCTGTAGGTGATGGGCAGAACAACTATGGACTAAGTAAGAGTAGTAGTTTAAAAATGATTAGTGGTGTAGGATCGGTAACGGTGACAACATGAATTATACAGAATTAAAAACAAATATAGCGGACATATGTGAGACGACGTTCACAGACGCACAGGTAAATATGTTTATACAACAAGCCGAACAGAAGATATACAACACTGTTCAGATACCTGCGTTACGTAAGAACGTGTCTGCCACAACCACATCTAGTAATAGATATTTAGCTTTACCTGCAGATTTTCTCTATGCGTACAGTATGGCTATATATACCACGGCAGGTAACGTATATTCTTTTTTATTATATAAAGACGTTAACTTTATGCGTGAGGCATACCCAAACCCTACCACAACAGGCACACCAAAGCATTATTCACAGTGGTCAGATGGGTTTTTTATATTAGGACCCACACCTGATGCTGCATACAACGTAGAACTTTATTATGGTCACTATCCGACATCTATTGTTACAGCCACTAACACCTTCTTGGGTGATGACTTTGATTCAGCTTTGTTAAATGGAGCGTTGATAGAAGCTGTACGATTTCAAAAACAAGAGCCAGATGTTATACAAAATTACGAGAAGTTGTACTTACAATCAATTACATTGCTTAAAAACGCATATGAGGGTAGAAATGTTACAGATAACTACAGATCTGGAACGTATAAGGTAGAGGTTAGTTAATGTTAACAAACGCAATAAAAATGGGAGAAAACTTTAGTGTGGATGTTATAACCACCGACAACAGAGGTTTGACCCCCGAAGAAGTGACAGCGTTATGTTTAGATAAGATAATAGCTGTAAGTGATACAGCACCACCTGCCATAAAAGATCAAGCACAAGCATTTCGTGGTCATTTAGAGCGTGTTATACTAGAGTATATGAAACAAGCTATAAAACATGATAGGGTGACAATATATAATGCAATAAAAGACGCAGGGTACGATAAACTCGCAGAACACATAAGGAGAATATAATGGCTTTTTCAGGCAACGCATTATGTAATTCATTTAAGCAAGAGTTACTAGAAGGAGTACACAACTTCAAAAATAGTGGAGGAGATACTTTTAAATTTGCCATGTATACAAACTCCCAGGCGGGTAATGATAATCTAGGGGGAAGTAGCAGCACTATGGACGCTACAGTCACAACGTATAGCACGTCAGCGTCAAACGAAATATCTGCCACGGGAGATTACAGTCAGGGTGGTGGCACGTTAACACGAGTTGATCCATCGTTGAAATCTACATCAACAGCTACAACACAGTTTGGCACTTTAACATTCTCTAGTGTTACTTTGACCGCAAGAGGAGCGTTAATATACAACTCAAGCGATTCTAATAAAGCTGTATGTGTGTTAGATTTTGGGGCAGATAAATCAGCATCAAGTGGCACGTTCCAAATAAACTTTCCAACTAACGATGCAAGTAACGCACTAATAAGGATAGCATAATGGCATTCAAACTTGCAGATAGAGTAAAAGAATCAACTGTAACAACAGGCACGGGAGCTATAGCCCTTGGTGGAGCTGTGACTAACTTTGAAACTTTTTCTGCAAATTTATCAAATTCAGATACCACCTATTACGCTATTGTCGATAATACTAACAATGCTTTTGAAGTAGGGTTAGGCACATACAATTCTTCAGGTAACACGTTATCACGATCTGTTATAGCGAGTTCTAACAGCAACAGTGCTGTCAATCTTGGTGTAGGGACTAAAGAAGTCTTTATAACAGCTATCGCGGACAAGATTGTCATGGAAGATGGTAGCAATAATGTTGCCATAGGAGGCACAGTAACTGCCACGGCTTTTAGTGGTAGTGGTGCAAGTCTTACAGGTGTTGATGTAGTAAACGATACTAGCCCTCAGTTGGGTGGCAACTTGGATGTAAATGGTAACGATATTGTTACCACGTCTAACGCAAATTTAGAGTTAGCACCAAACGGAACAGGAAAAGTTGTTGTAAAGGGCAACAGTAATCAAGGGGCTATACAATTAAACTGCGAGGCTAATTCACATGGACAAATAATAATTGCCGCCCCTCACTCAGAAAGTGCTAATAATACACTAACCCTACCTAGTACAGGTGGAGATGCTCGTTTAGTATCAGCGACATCTACGGCTACGCTGACTAACAAGACACTTACAAGTCCTGTTATAGAAACAATAACAGGATCAACGATTACATTAGACTCAGCAGGAGACATAACCTTAGATGCAGGTGGAGCCGATGTAACATTAAAAGACGATGGCACTACATTTGGTAGTTTAACAAATAGCAGTGGTGAGTTAGTGGTTAAGTCTGGATCTACCCCAACAACAGCTATGACGTTTAGCGGAGCTAACGTAACTCTAGCAGGGAACCTTACAGTAAATGGCACGACAACTACGGTTAACAGCACCACGTTAACTGTAGACGATCCGATAATAACGCTTGGAGGTGACTCTGCTCCTGGCAGTGATGACAACAAAGATAGAGGTGTAGAGTTTCGATATCATACTGGATCAACAGCAAAAGTAGGTTTCTTTGGCTTTGATGACGATACAGGAAAATTTACATTTATACCTGACGCAACAAATAACTCTGAAGTGTTTAGTGGATCAGTCGGTAATGTGGCTTTTGGTATTGGCACGTTTAGCTCCTTAGATATATCTGGTGACGTAGATGTAGACGGAACGCTTGAGGCAGATGCTATTACACTTAATGATGTAGCTGTAACATCAACAGCAACACTATCAACAGGTATATCAAATGGTAATGTTTTGGTTGCAAATGCAAACGTAGTAGATAATGATTTTCTGAGAGTTGATGGAACAAGCATTGAAGGTAGAAGTGCCTCTGAGCTTGCAACAGACATAGGGGCAGCCACGACAGACGATGCAACAGCTTTGGCAATAGCGTTAGGATAAAGGAGAAAACACATGGCAAATGACGCAATAGCAAGCATACAGGCAACAATACTACCTGATGAAATAGCAAAGACTATTTCTGCTACTATGACGGTATCGCCTTCCGATGCAAACGATAAATGGTACTATAAAAAAACAAGTGTATCTAATACAGGCACTGAAGACTTGATAGCAGGGAACTACACGGATTATACAGCTGTAGATAATGATACCGCACCCACGGCAGTAGCTACAGGTGACAAAGTAAATTTCTTGTTTATTAAGAATATTGACACAAACAGTAGGAGTATTTTTGTATGTTTTGATGCAGGTACAGCATCATCAAGTTTATCAGATGCAGTAACTATAGGTCCGAATGAGTTCTTTTGTGCAAGATTACCAAATACAACGGTTGCTGATATACACGCAATATCATCAGCATCCACAGCAGAGGTCATAGTGTGTGCGTTACTAGATGATGTAGGTTAAGGAGAAACAGATGGCTAATACATTTAAGAACAAAGTGTATGATGGCTCGAACACATCGGCTAACGCTTTGATGAATGTCTACACGGCTCCATCTGCTACAACAACGGTTGTGATTGGTTTGACACTAGCAAACACGACTACAAGTCAGATAACAGCCGACATCAAGTTAAGTGCAGGACAGACTGTGTTTTTAGCCAAAACCATACCCATACCCTCTGGCTCATCCTTTGAATACATGGGGGGTAATAAGGTTATTATGGAGACAGGTCATACGTTAAGTGTTTCATCAAACACAGCGAATAGCCTAGACACTGTAGCGAGTATAATGGAGATTACATAATGCCGTACATAGGAAGCCAAGTTGGTTCTAGTTTTTCATCAAGACCTGCCACGCAGGAGTTCAATGGAGATAACTCTACAACGGTCTTTACGTTAAATCAGACTGTTACCCAAGAAGACATCGTAGTAAGCGTTGACGGTGTAATACAGGAGAGTGTAGACGCATTTACAGTACCAAATGGTACGAACCTTACATTTACAGAAGCTCCATCAACTGGCACAGGTAATATCTTTGTTATTTATCTTGGTGCTACAGATGTAAGCACAACAATACCTGTTCAAAACAAAGGCAACTTTAAGAATGGTGGTATGTTTAGAGTTAACTCACAAACAGTAGATGTAGACACAACCATAGAAGCAACAGAGAATGCAACAGCCACAGGACCTTTGACAGTATCTTCTGGCATAACGATCACAGTAAACTCTGGAGGTAATCTAGCAATAATATGAGCAACCTTCTAGTACAGAATATTAAGCATACGAATGGCACTACGGCTCAGACTATTGATAGTAGTGGGCGTATGCAACTTCCTCAACTTCCTCACTTTCATGGTAATAGAGTTGGGTTGACCACTGAAGAGCGACAAGCAAACATAAACTATAATGTTGTTAGAGATAATTACAATGGGTGGAACTCATCAAATAATCAATACACCATACCAGTAACAGGTGTGTATCATTTTGGTTTTAATAATATAGGTGCTAGTGCTGTAGATACCTCTGACCAATATCATCAATTACAATTTGTAAGAGGTGGGTCAACTACAGAGATAGCTTGGGCGTATTCAGCAAATGATTCTTCCTATGAAGCAGTAGCACTTTCTGTGACGTATTATCTTCAAGAAAATGACCTCGTTGAAATATTTAACGAACAAGCT